TCTTTTCTCTAAGCAGCTAATCCTTCAGGGAGGCAGTCAAGTCGATACGCTTATCGCAAGAGAGTTAACAAATGGTATTAACACTACTATTGACAAAGCAGCATTTGCGAAGATTGTAGCTGGAGTCTCAGCGGTAACTCCTGTAGCTGGCGCTGGAGGAGCTCTTGCAGCAGCCGATTTATTTGCTATGGAGAAGGCAGTTATAGCAGCTGGAGGAAATATGGCAAATGGTAAATGGGCGATGAGTCCAATCGGATGGCAAATCTCGAGAGATTTAGCAACGGTTGACGCTATTGATGCTTTTTGGAGTGGTCAGGCTTTTGACGGGTTCCCAGCAGTAGCTACTCCAAACGTTCCAATTGGTACAGCTTCGACTGGAGATTTAATCTTCGGAGATTTCGCTGCTGGATTAGTTCTAGCATATTTCGGAGGGCTTGATTTATTAGTCGATCCTTACTCGAATGCTGGGACTGCTCAGATAGCTCTACACTTAAACAAGTTTTACGACGCTGAAGTGCGCCAAGCTGGCGCGTTCGCTTCGATTACAAACGTAACTTAAGAAGTTAAACAATAACAGAGACGGGGGGCGAGTTGACGCTCGCTCCCTCTTTTTGTATAATTCTCAGATATGAAGTTTACAGTAGCAGATAACCCACTCGGGACAGATATTATATCTCTCGCAGAGATGAAGTTATTTTTGCGTGTAGACCATAGCGAAGAGGATACAACGATTTCAGCTATTATAACGAGTGCAGCTATGGCTGTACAGGATTACACTGGGAGAGTTTTTGTGAGCTCTACCTTTACGATGATGTTGGACAGTTTTCATAACGTAGAGATCCCAGCGGATATTAGCACTGTTTCGGGTGTCACCTACTACGACAGTACAAATGCACTTCAGACGCTCGGCGTGACAAAATATTACGTTGACGCTTCACGAGAACCAGCGCGAGTCGCTTTCTTAGATACTCCTTCGATTTATACGGATAGATTTAATTCTGTTATAATCGCCGGTACAATAGGTAACCAAGCAAACCCACCACAGCAACACGCTATAAAAATGCTTGCAGCACATTACTACGAAAACAGACGGGCTGTAATCGTAGGTGTTAAGGCTTCGAAGATCCCACTCGGGATTGAGGCAATACTAAACCCGTACAGAATTATCTCCCTTGTATGAACATCGGAGCATTAGATAGAAGGATAGTTTTACAGCGTCCTAACTCAGTAGCGAATGACTATGGAGAGAAGGTTGTTACCTGGCTAACTTACGCGACTGTTTGGGCTGCGATAGATCGCAAACCAAGCGCGACAGAGCGAGTCAGCGGAGAGCAGATGTTATCTTTTCAGCAAGTCGTTTTTAACATACGCTATTCAACTACAGTGAGTATCCTGGAGGCTTCTCACAGAGTTACGTATGATGGAAAAGTGTACGACGTTCTAGGAGTTCAGGAGGTCGGGAGACAGGAGCAGTTACGAGTTATCACAGAATTACGCGAGAACTCATGAGCGTAACTATCACAGGAGCAAATGAGCTCTTTAAAAATATTGACAAGCTCGCGAAGTGGAGCACTAAAGATTCCAAAGCTCTTCAGGACGTAGGGCACAGAGTCGGGGATGTATACGCGAATTACATAAAGGCAAACGTTAAAGACCTCGGAAAGGATATCTCTGTCAGAGGTACGACTGTGATGAGTGGACAGCTCAGAAAGTCGGGCGGTACATGGCAACCAGATAAGAACTCTAACACTATTATGAGCGGTCCCCGTACAAACTCAATCGGACGAAGGAAGACGAAGAGATACGAAGACGGCTGGTACGCTCACATAGTAGAAAAGGGCGATTTCGGTCCCAGGTTTGGAGGTAAGCACAGGACGCAGAACACAGGCGTATTCTCTCGAGGTATGAAGGCGACAACAAACAGGAGTTTAAAGCTCCAGGAGATACTCTTGAGAAAGAACTTTGCAAAATTTACGAAGCGATTATGACAGTCGGAAAAGCTATATATAACATCCTCACAAACGATGCGACAGTGAGTGGGATAGTAGGGACGAATATCTTTCCAGAGATAGCTCCTCCAAATATCGACGTTCCATATATCGTGTACAGCGTTCTCTCGAATACTCCCAGTGAATCAAAAGAGGACGGGGGAGCGATAGACGTGTCGAATATAGAAGTATACAACTTTCAGGCTACGTATAACAACGCGATAGATTTAGGCGTGGCGGTTCGAGCTGCACTGGATCGCAAAAATGGAACGTATGGAGGCGTTAAGCTTCAAAGCATTCAATACGCCAACGAACAGATGGACGTCAACGAGACGAGGCATATTTGGGTGTCAATACAAGATTACTCAATAAGAACACAAAACATATAACATGGAAGATATAATTGTAAACCACTGGCAAAGTATACTCTTTGCTTTATTAATCGCAGCGAGGGCGATCTTTTCCCTCGTACCGTCAGACAGTCAAGCGGTGAAAATATTTGGCTGGATAGATATCTTAATTACAGCGCTTGTCGGAGGTGACAGACGTAGAAAAAAAATAAAAAACAAAAAATAATGTCACAAACAACAGGACTAATTAACGGCTCGAACTTACGGGTCATGCTTGCAGCAGATGGAGCAGCGCCCGTCATGGTCGATAACATCACAGATTGTAGTATCTCTGTCTCAAGCGAGATGAAGGACACATCTGTAAAAGAGGATGGCGGCTTTAAAGCTGTACTACCTGGTAGAGTCTCAGCTACAGTTAACTTTACAGCTTACTTTGAGGAGGCTGCTACAACTGGTTATGTACAGATTATGCCTTTACAATTAGCGGGAACGAAGCTCGATGCAAAGTTCACTCAAATGTTGGGAACAGCTACAGCTGAAAACTCAGGGGATCACGCGTTTACATTCGAGGCATACGTAGTAAGCTGCGACTTAAATGGAGGCGTAGAAGATACATCGACTTACTCTGTTAGCTTGGAAGTAGTAGGGACTATAGTATACGCAGCTATATCATAACATGAAAATTGAACTCAATAATATAAGCTATCCAGTAAAGGCTACGATGAGAGCCTGGAGAGCATTCGAAAAAGCGACAGGAGTTAAGGTTGTCGAAGTTGACGCTTCAGATATCACTTTAATACCTGAGTTAATTTACTACTTCGTAGTAGATGGATGTAAGGCGCAAGGTATGGAGTTCGGCTTAGATGTAGAGGAGTGGCTGGGATTGATTCAGGTAAGCGACTTACCAAAGTTGATCGCAGTAATGGAAGAGGCGATGGGGGGAGACTCTAAAGCTGGAGGAAAAAAAAAGGCAAAGATGAGCCTATAACGTGGGGAAGGATAGAGGAGTTAGGGTTGGGCTTATTGGGGCTCAGCCCTAAATCCCTCTACTCTCTGACGTTTAAGGAGTTCGGAAATGCGGTACGTGGAAAGAAGGAGAGTGAGGAGATGCTGGAGCGTTCCAACTGGGAGCGTACCAGGTGGCAAACTTCGCTTCTCTTAAACGTCCACACGAAAAAAGGGAGTAAAATATCTCCCAGAGATTTAGCTGTTTTCCCTTGGGAGAAGAAAATGAAAAAAGCTAAAAAAGATAACAAGGGCTGGGATATGTTCAAAGCTCTCGCAGTAAAAAAGAAATGAGATGGCAAAGCTTGGAGATTTAGTTGTACGGATAGGAGCAGATACAAGAGGCTTAAATAAGAGTCTCGGGAAAGTCCAGCGCAATATGCGCTCAATGACGAGTAACTTCACGAAGCTCGGGACTTCGATGACTAAGTCGATAACGCTCCCGTTGTTAGGTATTGCAGCGATGGCTGTAAAGAGTGCAGCGGATCTCGAGAAGATGGAGACGGGCTTTATTTCTCTCGCTGGAGGAGCTGAAGAGGCTGCTGCAATGATGAAGCAGCTTAACGACTTTACAGCGAAAACCCCTTTTCAAATAGAAGCAGTAGCAACAGCTGCTCGACAGCTTATAGCTTCAGGTACAGGGATCGGAGAGGTAAACGAGCAACTCCAGTTCCTGGGAGATATCGCAGCTACAACAGGACAGCCAATAAACGAGATTGCAGCTATTTTCGCAAAGGTAAACGCCAAAGGAAAGGTAGAGCTCGAGAATTTAAACCAACTCGCGGAGAGAGGCATTCCAGTATTTAAAGGTTTAGCGGATGCAACTGGATTGCTTCCCTCTGAGCTCGGAGCTGGAGCTGTCACTGTGCAGCAGTTTAACGACTATTTAAAGGGCTTATCGAAAGAAGGGGGCTTTGCTGAAGGTGCGATGGAGAGACTCTCTCAGACGGCATCGGGTAAGTTCAGCACTGCGATGGATAACCTTAAACTTGCTGGGGCTGCACTTGCTGAAGATTTGCTCCCAGTGATAAGCGACTTACTAGATTACGTAGTAGAGTTATCTCAAAAATTCACAGAGCTTTCACCAGCTACAAAAAGAATCATTTTAGTTATTGGAGGCCTTGCTGCTGCTATAGGTCCTCTCTTGTTAGTTATCCCTAGTTTAGTATCTGGGATGTCAATTTTAGGAGCTGGATTTATAGCTTTAAAGGTTCACGTACTCGCTTTAAACCTTGCCCTACTAGCAAATCCCTTTGTACTTGCTGGAGCTGCAATCGTAGCACTTGGAGTTATTTTAGTCAGTACGTCTGGAGATATAAAGAACTCCCGTAAAGAGACAAACTTATTTATTGAGTCTTTAAAAGGTTTAGATAGACAAGCGACAATCAACGCTGTTAATGAGAAGATCAGACAAAAAACTGACGAGCTAACAACAGCAAACAAATCACTAGCAGTATCTGAGTTATTAGTGGCTAGAGCAACAGATAAGTTTGATAGACAGATACACAACCAAAGCGTATCGAGATACAAGAATATCGTTGAGGGTTTAAATGGGTCACTCGAAGATTTGGAGGTCGCATTAACTGAGGCAAAAGCTGTTGTTGTAGAGCCCTTTGTAAGTACAGTTATAACAGAGGATGTAGTTTCGATTAAAAAATTTGGGGATGGGATAGATGATATAGTTTCTAAACTCTGGGAGCTCCAGGGGATGGGTACGACTACCTTTCAAACTCTCAGCAATGGAATTCAAGATTTCGTTGTAAGCTCCACACCTCAACTCCTTTCGTTCCTAAATGACTTCTCTGTTGCTGTAGAAAATACAGCTGAAGTAGTCGCGGATAGTGTCAGGACTATGTCAGACGATATAAACGACGCGGTGAGCGCTGGAGTTGCTACTATGATTACAGGAGTCGCGGAGATGGTAGGAACAGCGATTGGAGCTCAAAAACCCATCGAAAATATGGGAGCTTTCCTAGGCAATGCACTTGGAGATATGGCGATCAATCTCGGAAAGTACGCGATTATGCATGGTACAGTGATTGAAGCTATAAAGAAAAGCATGATAGATTTAGGGGGAGTTAAAACTATTCTCGCGGGTATCGCTCTCGTAGCTCTCGGAGCTGGGATAAAAGGAAACATAGCTCGAAGCGCAGAGAGTGCTGGAATCCCAGCTCTTGCGGAGGGGGGCTTGGCTTATGGTCCGACTCTCGCAATGGTAGGAGATAATAAGGGCGCGAATATAGATCCAGAGGTAGTCGCTCCACTCTCAAAGCTCAAGGGGATGCTAGGAGGTAACTCTATCCAGGTGTACGGGCGTATCTCAGGAGATGATATTGTATTAAGTAATTCACGAGCTTCACGAGATAGAAACAGATTTTAAATGGGTTATACTATAGCAGAATCTGAGTTTACAGATTTAAAAAATACAGATTGGAAGGTTAAAATTGTTTCGCTCGATAGTCCAGCGATTAACTTACCTTTCAACTTGGGACCAGATGGCTTCAGCTTAACGTATGATTTCGATGAGTACGACAGATGCAAACCAATTGTAGGGAGTCGAGTACAAATTACTTTATTTCATCCTACAACAACTCCAGATAGTGCCCTTTTTGATATTATATATAACGCTCTAGACACATCTGAGGAGGGGACCTTTCGGATAGAGATATACAGGG